AGGGTCATAACTGGTACCGTATGTGCCTTTGTGCACACGTACATTATCCTTAGCGGCTTTTTTCATTGACTCTTTTTCATTACCGTCGTGATCTAAATCAAGGAAGTCGGGCTTTGCGCCTTCTGCCACACCTTGTTGTTCAAGTTGAGGTTTTTCGTTGTAGCCATTGTTGAAATCTTGATCTTTAACTGCTCGCTCATGCCACCCTTTAAAGTCTCGTGCCAATTCCTTGGCCGACCATGCATTAGTTTGCCAACCTAAATTGTTTGCTATACTAACTTCAAATCCCTTTGAGCTTGGTTGAAACTGTCCGATATGAACCGTGTGACCCAGTTGCTTATTAACCAACTTTGCCACTACTCTACCTTGTGGATTTAGCGTTACTCGATATCCCTGTTTTTCGGCAAACTGGATGGTTGGTTGTAAGAACTGAATTTTAGAATCAACTCCACCGGCTTGGGTTGGAACATCTTCTGCCACGCCGTGTTCAGTACATGTACCGGCTTCGCACATGGCACACTCGCCCATGTTGCCCATTCCGCCATCTAGTGTCTCATTGGCTTTCTTACGACCAGCAACACTACGACGTGTCATTTCTTTTTGTCCTAGCTTTTCGCGTCCTACTGTGGCAGCAATAGCATCAGCACTGGCCTTGCTCTTACCTGACTTTTGAATCTTGCTGCTCAATTTGGAAAAATCGCTTTCAGCAAACTGACGTGCTAGGCGTTGCTCAACATCGCTTACTTCACGTAGGCCGGCAAGGATACTGCCTTGTGACTCCACGCTTTCGCGAATCATTTGTGCACGTTCTTTTACCACTTCTGCAGGAGTAGGCTCAAGAGCTTTTAGCTTACCTAGTATGCTATAAATGTTATCGTTGGGATGATTCTTGCTCATTATTGTCCTCTTTTGCCTTGCAGTTTATTTTTTGTTGTTCCCACTGGAGCAGTTGTGCCTTGTGGAATATCGTTTGTGGTTTTGCCGTATGCAGAATCTTTGTCGCCACCCACAGTGGTGTCTGACCCAGCAATGTCATACTGGCGTGTGTGTTTTTCTAATTCAGCAATTAGACTCTTGATGCGTCCAGGTCCCACAAGTTCTTGTGCTCCGGGTTCGTCTTTGAGTTCTTGTTCGTCTAGTAGTGCGCCTTCATGATCTTTGCCACGCATTTCGGCTTCTTCGGTTTGTTCGGCTTCTAGCAGATTGCGAACCACGATCCAGTCAGGATTGATTTTGGCACGTTCTTTGATGGTTTGACGAATGGCCACTGAGTTGGTTGGGTACTTGACTGTGACATCAAATGTCCAGCACTCGCATGGGCCCCACTGTGGAAACTCTCTGTGTTCTTGTATCGGCATGCTTTTGACTGCACTAACACTTTCTAATTGCCAAGTGTCAAGAGCATGTTTGATCTGTTCCATGCAATCCTTGGGATTTGTGCCAGCCATTTTGATGCGAAACTGTTGTGGCTTGCTGAATTCATATATATACGATTGAAAGGATTTTAACACTTTTTTGTTCCTTAAATATTATATATTTACCATTCTGCAAAAATTGAAGTGCCATCTTTTCATTTGTGGTAATCCGCCTACTTTGATTTGTTTTGTTTGCCCAGGATCTGTTTTAGCAGTTCATTGCGATCCAGCACAATGCCCTGTCCCTCTATAGGCTCTTCTTCGGTAACTCCGCTTTTGGCATCTTTACGAATCTGATGATCCAGGCGAGCTTTTTGCAACTGCAAATTGATCATACGCAGTTTCTTGTCCATTTTGGCCGTCTTGGCTGTGATACTGTGCCCCAGCATTACGCCAGCAGTTTGCAGTATTACACCAGCAAATCTTGGATCAGTATTCATGCCCAGGTCAATAAGGTCTTCGGCTTTGGTTTTTGCCAACTCGGCCAGTGCATCAAGTTCTGCATCAGCTGTGTCCAAATCACGTACAGTAGGCAGAGCTATATCAATTTTACTAATAGCACTGTCAACTTCTTCAATGAGATTGAAATTCTCTTTGATAAAATCTTCAGCCTGTTCGGGTGTGGCATCTTCGGCAGGAGCGGCTAGGTTCAGCAGGTCTTCTAGTTTTTTAGTCATACCAATATTTATTTGGCACGACCCTGATGGAACAAATCATTTTCGGTGATTATTCTAAATGCCAGGCCCTGTGATTTGCAAAAGGTTCGTGCGGCTTGCCACTTGGCCATGTTCAGTATGGCGGCTGCTTGTGCACGTTTGCTATTGCCTGCGGCTTCCAGTGTGGTTTCTTTTTGTGGCTTGATTTCCCATACTTCGCCATGTGTCTGCATTTTGGCATCAAGATAAGTCACAAAAAAGTCAGGCACATATATAGTGTTTTTGCCTGTAAACGGATTACGATAGTTTATGTGCATGGCCTCGTTGGCCCATTGCAAGATGCTGGGATTCTCATCGCACATACGCATCACCGCATGTTCCCAGCTGCTACGATAGTGCGGGATTTTTTTGCCCACATACTTGGTAGGATTTTTTAATTGAAAAAATCCATTGGCATATTTGCTCATGGTAAAATAAGTCTTGCAATGGCAGGATTGGTATTGATACTGGCGGCGCTTCTAATTCCAATTTGACTGGTAGGCACGCGGTTTACATTCAAGAAAGCCGCAAGGTAATTGTTGAGTTCTAGCGGAGTCAATTGACGAAATTGATCCAACATAGACACTGGATCCAGTCCTTGTGCTTGAGCAGTATATAGCACAGCTGCGGCTAGTGCTTTACCTGATGAGGCATTGCCAGTGTACTTTTCAAAAAAACTCACCAACACGTCGTTGGCCAATCCCACACTGAAGTCAATGGCAAAAATATTATTAAAATATTTCTGTGGCGTATTGGGACTGTTTGACAAGTCCGGAGCTGCAATATTGGTAGCTGTTGATATTTGATTGTTACTCATATTTAATTTACTATTATGATACAGTTGGCCACGGTGGTATGCTAGAGTCTAGTGAAACACCACTGATACTGTCTAATCCTTTAACAGTTAGAAAATCTCCGGCATTGAGATCAGCTACACTTAACGGAGTATAAGTGCCTTGGAGAGGATTCTGATTGAATAGTGTAGCAGTATTTCGAGCTGTATCCGAAGCCAGGTCTGAACCATTGACAGCGTTCAGACTGGAAGGATCAGTGGCGCTGGTAAATGTAGGATCAAAAAAGTTTTGCACCGATTCTTTAACACCGCTAAAGGATTTGGCAAGATCGCCAGTAAGTGTGCCGTTGGGAGTATCACCATAACTCAAACTATGATTGATCGCACTAACACCACTGCTGATCTGTTGTGATAGATATTGGCCACCAGCAGTGGCCAGTGCATTGGTTGTGGCCAATGCGGCGCCGGTAACAAATTTCAGTGCCATGTTCTCTACTGTGGCCAGTGCTGCACTGGGATTGGAAATAGCAGCTGCTGCAATACCCAACACCGCAGTACCATTGGGCCCAAGTCCGTTGGCTATACCCGATGCTACTCCGGCACCAATAGCAGTTCCGGCCTGTGCACCAATCTGTTGTCCGGCCTGATTCAATTGACCTGATATCAAACTGCTATTGGTAACACCGGTACTGGTACTGCCCAATGCTGGTAACGCAAATCCGCCAGCATTGTTAGTGGTGGCAGTTGCTGCCTGAGCAGCAGTGGCCATGGTGGTAGCGGCAGTGGCAAGACTGTTTTGTATTCCCAATATTGGTGGCACTACTGATCCACTATTGGTTGTCATGTTAAAGCTGGCCAAATCGGTCACACGGTCATTGGCCGTGGTATATCCGCCTTGACCGTTGCCAACTGCACTTGCACCAACAGCACTAGCCAACGGGCTCGGAGTATTATCGTAATGCAGATCTATGTATCCGCCCACAGTGTTGTTTGTGGTGTAACCAGTTTGATATTTCACAGTTTCAAACTGAATACTCATCTGATGCTCCATCAGGCCTTGATTGTCACTGGTGTTGTGGTCGCCGTGTTTGAAGCTGGTGATAATGGGATTGACCAATTCGTATTCGCTAAAATTCTTTTGATACAAGCTGTAGATACGTATGGCCTGTATGTACTGATAATTCTGATAGGCATTGGGACTGTTGTAACTGCCCACCGGTTTGGGAGTATATCCCCATTCAAATGTGGGACGTTCTTGATACTTGCTGATCAGCTGATAGGTGGCATCGGCATAGTCGCTGTCACGATAAAAGAAACTGTAGTAGTCATACCAAAAATTTCTAACATTGTCACTTTGATCATCATGGAATGTGATAGTGACCGGATCATAGTTGATTTTATTCTGCACAATGTTTTTACGATTGTAGGCATTGTGTACCTTGGTGTCTATGCTGAATTTTGGCAAGGTTACATTTTTTACAATCATGCCAAGCTCTTGTGCACTGGTGTTGCTCACACTGCTGATCAAGGGATTGAAATCAAACTCAACATAGAATAAAAATCCGTATTTGGGACTGAGTCTAAAATTGCCATCAACAAATATACGTGACGCATGTTGGTAATCACGAACAGCCACTGTCTGCAGTTTGGTGAAGACATCATACTGCATTTGACTGGGAGTCAATAACGGGGTAATGGAATTGGTCCAGTCGTTGGTGTTAAGATTGGTTACAGGCATAGTAATATTTATCAAAAGAAAAACCCGGATTTTTAAGTCCGGGTTGTCGCTGAATCTAAACTAGATTAGTTTACTGTGCCTAGTCCGTTAGGTACCAAGGTCTGGCTGATAACTGTTGTACCAACACCACCACCCACTGTTTGGATAGCATTGTCAAACTTGATGTTTAGTGCAATACGAACATCTTCATTGGTACCATAGTTCATGTCACCGTAGTCAACTTGACTCAAGAAGCAACCATCCAGTTCCCATGCTTCTAGCACATTGACTGTTGTAGTGCCATTGCCACCATCAAGCATTTCAAATAGCAACTGGAACTTGTAGTCAATACCACTTGGAGCACTTGCCTGCTCTAAGAAGTCAAACTGCTTCTGCACCTGTTGTCCAACCAATCTACTGACTGCACCGGTTGCATCATCACGTAGATTCACTGTGGTTTCTTGCCACTCTGGTTTGCCTTGTAGGAAAACTTTACTGTTGTAAACATCCAGTGTGATTGGATTGAAGTTGACGCTGGGACGCTTGATATCAACCACTTGTTTGGTCAATTCAGTTGTTGTTTTATCTACGCCAAAATTGATGAAAGTAGCACGAAAGCGATACTTTAATTTTGGCATTAGCAGACCCTGGCTAGTAGCACTTTGGCTACTGTTTAGGGGTATTGTGAAGTTACTTAAACTTGCTACTGGCATTATATTCTCCTGTTACTATTATTTATGATTAGGTTGATGTGGTATTCAACTGGGCAATCGAACCAGGATTGTAAATTGCGATTGGAATGTAGATAAACTCTACATCGCGCATTGGTTCAATAGCAACGTCCACATACAATTGATTGTTGCTAATTGTATCAGGAGTATTATTGCTGGTATCACATATGACCAAGAAATCATATAAGCCACGTAGGGCCAGGATATTGCTCAGAGCGTTTTCAATTTGAGTTGATATTGACTTGCGTGTAACGCCGTCATTGGGCTCAAACAAGTAACCGTTAGCAATACTGTTGAATATTGTTCTTAGATAGTTTTCTAAACGAACAACATTGATACGATCACGTGCAGTTGTATCTGCACTGCGTGTCAATTGACCCCAAATCACTAGACCAGAACCTGGCAGTTGTGTAATTGGATTGATCTTTAATGTGAACAGTGCATCACGCATGCCTTGGTTAATAGAATTATGTACAAATTGACCACTTGCATCATTAATATAACCAATGTCGCTTAGATTTGTCACTAGACCGCGATTTACACCAGCTGGAGCAAACCATGGATGGCTCACATTGTCACTGTACAAGAATGTGCGTAGTGCAGCATGACTTGCAGGAACAACAACTCGGTTACCACTCAAATCATTGGTTTGACCAGCTGGATAATACAGTGCCAAGTAAGGACTTGAACTGGCATCGCTTGGCAATCCATCGCCACCGGTATTGTTTACCCATGCAGTGATGTCTGTAACGTTTGGTGCTAGGTCCAATGGTGTGTCACCGATAACAAAAGCAGTATCGCCACGATTGTCATTTAGAGTCAACATGTTAGGGATCAGCTCTGGATAACCAGGAGCACAAATCAAGTTGAATCTATAAACTTGTGACAGTACATCTAGGTTACTGTCAATGGCACTTTGCATTGCATCCACGATCAAGGCACGTTGTGCGTGTGATCCGGCGTGCATCACATTGTTACTGTCCACTCCACTTGCACTTACCCATGCATCTTTAACTGATGGCAGTGAAGTTGGTGCACCTGGCACTGGTGGTGTTGGCAAGTTAGGATATGCAGCTGCATTAAAGTAGTTGGGCACAAACTTCTTGACATTGTAACCGCTACGACGTGTGTTAAACAACAATGCGCCACGTGGTGCCAAACGATAGTCAGGAGCATCTAGATCAATGTAGTTGCTGGTCAACAAACTTGTGATAGCTGGCAGTGAGCCAGAAATCACATCAGTTGTACCTGATGTGTCCCAACGTGCATCACCAAAGATGATACCATTTGAGCTCACATGGTCAGTTTTGTCAATCGCAGACCATACTGGAGTTGCGCCACCAGTAGTGCAACGATATAGACTTGGGAAATTGGCCAAATCACTTGAATCCAACCAAATGTCACCCACTGATAAATTTGCGCCAGTGCTTTGACTTTGTGGTGCAGTTGTGCTGATGATAACACCGTTTGGATCTGTGTTTTGTAGATTGTAGCCGCGACTGTCATTGGCCACAGTTCTATAACCTTTCCAGCCATAACCATCATTGATCATGATGTCGATATCGGTTGGGTTACTGTAGTACCAGTAGGTTCCAGTTGCAGGAGCACTGTAAGGCTGACTGGCTTGATACTCGATTGTGGAGGTCACGTCACTGAAATTGGTGATGTAAACTGTGTTGTTGATAATGGTATAACCACTACCACCATTGGCATAGAAACCAATGCCAGGCGAGCCTGAACCAGTACCCAGTGGGGTTCCACTGTTGTTTGACAATGTGATTACTCCACCTGAAGTATGACTGATTTGTAATGCTCCAGATGCAGTCACTGATGCTGTTACATAAGGAATACTCTGTGATAAAATTTCAGTGACTACATCAGTTACTGATGCACTTGAGAAACTGCCAGTGGCTGGTAATGTGTACTGTGTAAATGAGCCAGTACCTGGAGTACTTGCATTCAAAGTGATTACACCAGTAATAGTTCCTGGAGTAGCGCCAGTTGCAGTTGCAACACCGCTGGCGTTACTAGCAAACAACTTCAATGAGTTTGCCGAACCATCATATGAATAATAGTCAGCGTAGACTGATCCAGCTGGAATATTAATACCACCGCCTACAGGATCTAGTCCATATATGGCAGTTGCTATACCAGCAAAAGCTGACACGCTGAGAGTCTTGAAAGCGCCAGTACCGGTGCTGTATTTTTTCAACACTGGTGAGAATCCAGCGCCAGTTGCAGTTGTTTTCCACCATACACTGCCACTTGGACGTGGACGGCTATCAGTTGAGAACCAGCCAGTTGTTGGTGATTGTGCATAACTGCCATAGAAGAAGTAGGGAGTATAAAACGATGCACTTCCACTGCTGAGTGTGATACCACATCTTGCAAATGTGTGGTTAGCATCATCAGTAATGGTCAAAGTTTTGTTCAAGGCCAAATCATTTACAAATAACTGCAAGTAGCCTCTGCTGCTTACGCTGGCACTTACGCCAGTAACTGTTGCTGCATTGATATTCAATACCAATTGAGAAACTGTTGTTCCTGTTACTGTAATTGACTGTCCATTAATGGTTATGGATCCACCTGATACCAAATTGGTAGGATTGGCAATTGTGCCAGTCACAGTGGGTACAGCATTTTGCCATGTTGTAGAACCAACCAAGGTCCATGTGTTGTTTAATACTGATGTTGCACTGCTGCTTGAACCAGCACTGTCGGTTCCAGCTTTGTAGTACAAACGAACCGGGTTAGCAATAGTGCCATCGCTGTTTACAGTGACTACAGCATAGTCGCCAACATTGCCAACTGACACTTTGGGTGCACTTGGTGAGCCAGTAACTTTTGAGTTGTCAGTGATCACAATTGGTGTTACTGCATT